GTAATCATGTCTGTACGCCCGATAGGGGTATTCTCATTATTGAAAATAGTAGCGAAGATGTATGGCTTACGAGGTCGATCAAAATAGTTGAAGTAATATGACTTGTATTGTGTCTCTGACATTACCTGATTTCCCTCGGGGTCAACTTGTGGAGATAGAGCCTGCTTACGCTCGTCTTGTTGAAGTTTTATCTCTTGGATTTTTTCTCTCCTTTTTTCTGTTGTAAATACTCTTGGCTTCTCTCCCTCTCCTGCCTCTCCTGTCTCATCAAGTTCAGCTTCCTCTTCCTCTGTTACAAGAATACCATCCCAGTCCCAATATGGATTCTTAATGCAGTCGAGGATGATTGTATCTAGTTTAAATATGACATAATCTTGAATCCATGCTTCTTGATACTTCACGTCTGGATTCTTTACATACAAATCAGCATCGCTTTTAATACCAAACATTTTCATCAACTCTTCTTTTTTCTCAGGAAATCGCTCAATTACAGATGCTAGATTATCTTTAATCTCCTCAATAGCAAACTCTGAGTCTTGTTCTTTTCGAGCATACTTTCCAAATCTTACTTTTCTGGGGTCAATAGAACGATAATCAAAATCATTTATTAGAGGATTCCAGAAAGCCTTTAGTACGAGTAGTCTTCCAAAATAAAGATTACGAAGTCCCATTCGTATAGTCTCTTTAGTATTCAAGTCAAGGTATTTCTTTCTAAAGAAACTTTCTAGCTTTCTTGCAAAGTCTTGTGCCTCATCGCCATCTCTAGCAGGTAGAATATTTATTCCAGGAGGATTAGCAATCAAAGAGTTAATAACTGCTTCCATGTTCACAAAAACTCTGTTGGCTTGTGTAATAGAACCTTTCCTTTTGTGAGGAATATTTTTTAACCACTCAGCATTATTATCATAAACAGCAGTATTGTTTTTATAGACTCTTGAGAGAGTCTCCCAAATCTCACTAGAAGAAGTCCACCGATTATTTACCAGTTCTAACTTCTGTGTATCATTTAGTGCTTTGATATCTATTTTCATATATTAAAAAAAAGGTAGACAAGTCGAATAGACTCGCCCACCTTTGTTTAGGGTTATAGGGTTACCATAATTATAACACTTTATTACTGCATGTGTCTATATGAGTACAGACAATCACTTCTTGTTACGCTCCCAACTGCTCCAGTCTTATCAAAGTTTATTGTTACACTACCATTGCGAACATTAAAAACTCCTGCCTGTTTTAGTAATAAATAAATCTTTAGTTCCTCATCAGGAACAAATACGGGTATCTTATTCATTGTTTTCTTGAAACATTACGCTCACGTCATAAACATTATCCGCATTGATTACTTTAGGACTTTCATTCAACATTGACTCTGAAAAGAATTGTCCAGAACCTAGTGTTAGTCTTGCAAGGTAATAATATAAAGTTGCGAAACAATAATGATCATTTCCTGTCGTTGATTCCCATAAAAATCTCTCAATTCCCTTATTATTTGTTACCTTAACTCTCCTTAATGTTTCAAAATGTTTAATAAAATCATGAAAATCTTTATCAGGCTTCACACCAATTAAGAACTTTGCTTCGAGTATTTCTGTTAACATCTGGTCAATTATCCTATCCCTATGTGAATAGACAATAGTCTTCTTTTCATCCTTACCCCACCAAACAATCGTCTGTGGATTATTAGTATTCTCTTGAAAGAATGACATCCTCATCCAAGGAAATCTCGATGTATATGATTTCGCCGCTGTATTATCTGGCATTGCATCAATCACTCCTGATGTCGGTTTCCAAAACTTTATAATGTCATCAAGTTCATTCCATTCAGTAAACTTTCCAATTTTAATTATTCCTAAATCAGAACCAACAATATAATGTTTCATATTACCGACATCAATTCCGATATAAACATTTTTTGTTGCCAAATCCTTTGGAGTCCATATATCTAGAATCGTAGATTTTGAGACTGAAAGGTCTCCAGGACTATATGATTTTCCTAGCACAAAGTTATTAAAGTATTCTGGGTCTCCCTCGCTATCTTCAATGACTTCTTCTGCACTAATCCAAGCACACATTAAGTGCGATATGTGGTAGCCATTAACTCCTCTCTTATTATCTACAACATGGTAAGCATTTGAAGGTTGTTGTGCTACCCACTTTCCTTTTCTTCGGACATCGTCATCGATAGGCTCTTTACATTCTTTACAAATATAAATCTTTTTTTCTAAATCTAGCGACTCAGGAAATACCATCTCGTGTTCATCGTTACAGTGTGGACAAGTAATGTGCCATTCATTCTGACTAGACTTTATAAAAGCCAAGTCAAGCTCATCACGCTCTACTCCAGGGTTACTGAACAACCAACGTCCTTTATACTCTGATGCTTTTGTCCTTGACTTATATGTCTCAATCGCTGTTTGATTCGACCGTGAAATCTCATCATGGATAAGCAAATCTGCTGTTGTAGAAATCGCCGCTGTCTCTGAGTTTGTCCCTTTGAAGAATATAAACCTATCATTGAATTCTTTTCTTTCAATCGTATCAGTCTGCATACCACTAAACTCATGACTGTTTGCTTGCACTATCTTATTGAACTTAGACGACACAAACTCACTGACGTCTTTATCACTGCTCATCGTATATATCGTATTGAAGTGTAAATACTTAATAGCAAACAAGGCTTTTATCGAGAAAGTTACACTCTTTCCAACTTGAGCGCAAGCTGTAACTGCTATATTTGGTGAAAAGTCCGTTAAAATGTCCAATAGAAAAGCTCTGTCCTTGAAGTCAAAAGCCTCTCCTTTCTCGTTGACTATTCCCTCAGTTACAATCCATTCAAGAATCGAGTAATATTGTTTAGTCTGTTTTGACATTTTTACTAATGATAACTGTCTCTGTTCCCACTAATGATGAAGCGATAGCTACTGCACTTTCTAATGCAAGTCTTGTAACTTTAAATGGATCAATGATACCTGCCTCAAACATATCGACTATCTTCTTATTCTTAAAGTCATAACCTGTCGAACTTTCTTTAGTATTAAGGACAACGTCTTTTATACCTGCGTTCTTTGCCATCTGCATAAATGGTACTGAAAGTATGTTTTTAAACATAGGCTCTTTTACTTTACAATTCTTTAAGCCTATACCTCCTCCTGCTATTACTCCCTCTTGAAGTGCTGCTTGAGTTGCGTTAATAGCATTTTGAAACTTATATTGTTTTGCATTAAACTCTGTGTCTGTATATGCACCGACTCTAATAACTCCAATTCCTCCTGTTAGTTGAGCTAGTCTGTCCTTTAAATTGTCCTTATCGAAAGATGATGTTGTACTCTCTATTTGTCCTTTAATTTCTTTTATTCTTAACTCAAGCGAGTCATCAGATACTCCACCGATAATTGTTGTTGTGTCCTTTGTAACAATAACTTTTTCAGCTTTTCCGCATACCTCAATACCGCACTCATCTAACTTCATTCCTCTTTCTTCCGAAATAACTTTAGCACCTGTTAATGAAGCTATATCAAACAAGAAGTCTTTAGCAGGTGTTGCATTGTAAGGATTTCTAACGCAAGCAATATTAGCAATACCATTTACTGCATTTTGTGCCAATGTTCCAAGTGCTACTGAATCAACATCAGTTGCAATAAATAAAATGTCGTTACCTGTTCCAATAGAGTTAAGCAAGTTTAATATTTGCTCGTTCATACTTACCTTTCTATCCACTAGAATAATGTATGCATTTTCAAGAACGGTTTGTTGTTTCTGCTTATCATTAATAAAGAACGGTGAAATCAATCCTGATTCAAATCTTGCACCTTTCACTACTTCCGATGTATACCCAATCCTAGAACCTTTTTCAACTGTCATCACTCCATTGACTCCAATCTCTTTAATTACCTCTGCAATTAGTTTAGATACTTCTGAATCAAGCGACGATATAGTTGCAATTCTTTCTATGTCTTCTTCTTTTACTTCTCTCTTATTGTTTTCTAATTGTTTTAACACCTCCTCTAATCCCTTTTGTAATCTTTCCTTTACTTCTCTAATCATTGATGAATCTTGTTCTACTAGTTTAAATGCTTCATCAACTAAAGCTCTTGTTAAGACGGTTGTTGTTGCTGTTCCGTCTCCTCCCTCCTCACTTGTTCTTATTGCCGCTTTTCTTAAACGCTGGACTCCCATTTGTTCGTACTTATCTTCAAGCTCTATGTGCATCAGAATTGTCTTTCCATCATCTGCGTCAATAGGGTCTAATCCTGGAAACTCTATCATCGCTGTCATTCCAACTGCTCCTAAAGTAGGGGCTACTGCCTCTGTTGCTTTATCAATACCTGCTTTTATTTTTGTTCTAGCTTCAGAACCGTGAGATATTTCTTTTATCATATTATGCTATTGCGATTATATCTTCTAAACGAACCACTTTCATATCTTCAATATCTTGAGTATGTGGAGAGTACTTAGCAAAGTAAACTATTGCGCCGACTTTTAATAATGGTTCATTTTGAATCCCTATCTGCTCAACTCTTCCTTTGTATATAAAACTATCTTGTATCTCCACAGTTTGAAATCCTTCTTTTTTTTCTTCTTCTATTTTTGATAATAAAACTCTGTTTCCTATAATATTCATTGTTATGTGTTTTTACGTCCGTATAATAAATTATATCCTGTCTGAAAACTTTGAATTAGTGCGTTGTGATTTTTACCTCTATCTATTGCAACTAATTCTGATTCGCTCCAGTATGGGTCGCTGTTCTTGTCTGTAATATGTCGGATAACCCAGTTACCGCAATCATGTTTACTTTTATAGTATGCAACATATTGTGTCGAGTTACTCCAATCAACTTCCACATGTTTATGTGCGAAGTTAGCAAAGTCCTCATCGCACCTGTTACAGAAGAATTCAATGATGCCGTATGATTCCCTAGCTTTTATATCTTCATTGCGTTCATCGTCAATTTTGAGCTTCTCACGGTGTCTTGTCCTGTCTATTGTCCTCTTCTCTTGAGAATCAATAAGCATTTGAATATGTGGGTGTAATTCTATCTCTGGTTTTGGAGAATGTCGCTTCATAAGTTTCTTATTCTTTTATACCAACCAGATAATCCAGCATCTTTGCGTCCCTGTTCAATGAAATCTTCATCTGTACCCTCACTAAAAAATACCGCTTTCCCTTTTCCTTTTGGAAGTTCAGCAAGTTGCTTAGCATCTTTGCTTAACTTCCACAATTTTTTAATTCTCTTTAGTATTGCCATTGATTAGTGCTTCTTTAATGGATAAGTTAATATCTGCTACTTTCTTTTGTACATCACTAGAAAAGATAAAATTATAAGTATTCTTTGTTCCTTCTCCTGTCGGAGATATTAAACCGTAAATTGCAGTCGCATGTTTTAATCCATTATTCACAGCTTGATAATCTGTATCACCATCAATTTTTCTTGCTTCCAAAAGCACATCAATTTTCTTTGCTATTTTAGCTGAATCGATACCTTGTGCTTTTAAAGCATCTAGCAAGGAAGATTCTTGTAAAGCCACTTTAAAACCAATACTTTCTGTAACCATTGATGGTGTTTTAGCTATACCTCTACTATAACCAATACTCGCCAATACCTGTCCAGTATGTTTAGGTTTCTTACTTAGAAGATTCTTCACCACCGCTTCTGCTGCTTTCCTCTGCATCGGTCTCGGCGTTAGTTTCTTGTTGTTGCTCTCCATCTTTTTTTTCTATTACCTTCATTAAATTGATTGTAGAAGTTACGCCCATGGTGGCGTTATGTTTTATTAAAACTTCTTGCAAATCTTCTGTTAGTGCTTTTAATTCTTCTGCGTTAAACTCTCGAACATTTGTTGTTTGTTTTTCCATACTATTTAAAGTATACAAAGTATCCAATAACATGTCCAGTCATTACACCCACTGCAGTTGAAGCTATAATCAAATATCCCCATTTTGCACAGATGTTATTAATCCTTGTAAATTTTCTTTTTGAAAAGTAATCTTTTCTTGATTTTGTTGCGTAGTCCATAATGTTTATTTTTTGTTATTACTATATCTATATAATACACTACTTACGATAAGTTAAAAAGAGAGTTATCCACAAAGTAGCAGATGTATGGCAGGTAGCACTTCTGGTAGCAGATGGTCTGCTACCAAAAATATCTTTATTCTACAACACGGAATAGCAGAAGTAGCAGGTAGCACTTAAAAACATATAATATATATATATATATATATTATAATAGTACTGTAAGGGTAGGGAAAAGAAGTGCTACCGAAAAGAAGTGCTACTTTCCCAAAATATGGCTTAACAAAGCGCTAAAAGTGGTAGCAGACCATCTGCTACCACCACAAAATCAAGTGCTACTTCTGCCACTTATCCCCAGTTATTTTTTAGCATAAGATACACTTATGGTACAATATACATATTATTATAAGAAATAAAATATGCTTTCCAAACAAAAAATCTGGGTAAATTGGAAATATCAAGATACCCCTGATGGTAGAAAGACAAAAGTTCCATATCAAATAAATGGAAGAAAGGCATCTTCAACTGATCCTAATACATGGTCAACTCAAGATGAAACACTCAAAGCAAAAGGTTTTGATGGTATAGGAATTGTACTAGAACCGACAGTTGGAATAATAGGAATTGATTTTGACCACTGTGTTTCTAACGGTCAACTCACTAATAAATATATCCAACAATTTATAAAAGAGGCAAATACTTATTGCGAATATTCTCCATCAAAAACAGGTTTACATTTATTATTTCAATGTAAAGAATCTCTAGAATTAGAAAGAAATAAATATCACTTCAATGAAGATGAGAGTATAGAAATATATAACAATGGTCGTTACTTTACCTTTACTCAAGATAGACATATTGATTCTAAAAAAGTAAGAGGAATAAAACCTCAAGAATTTTATGACTTAATAAAAACATTAGGATACCCGTGGAAGAAAGAAGAAATAGTAAAACAATATTCAGAAGTTAATACATCTAATATAGAACAAGATGATGAGAAACTTTTACTACATATATTTAATTCTAAGAATGGAGAAAAAATAAAAAATCTATATAATGGAGATTTATCCAGTTATAGTGATGACCATTCATCTGCCGATTTTGCATTATGCTTACATCTCGCATTTTGGACAGGTAGAGATACAGAACGAATGCGCCGAATATGGCTATCATCGCCACTAGCTAACAGAAAGAAGACTCAAGAAAGAAAGGACTATCAAGACAGAACACTTGATAACGCTGTGCAAAATACGACAGACATATATACAGCACCGACATATAAGATAGCTACCGATGAAGACGATGAACGATTCTTATTATCTACTGGCAAAAATCCTTATCCCCTACTTATATTAGAAAACATATGCAGGGTATTATCTCAAGATGATGAGTTTAAGACAAAGTTTAGATTAAATGACTTTTCACATATGGTAGAAACGATATGGGATAAACTAGAATGGACAAATCTATTTGATAATGCTGTTGTAGAAGTACAAAGGGTAGTATCTCAAAAGTATGAGCCATTCCGTAAAGTTTCAAGAGCTATGATAACTGATGCTATATTATCCGTAGCATATCATCATAAAGTAAACCCCCCTCGGGATTATTTTACATCACTATTATGGGATAAGACACCTAGATTGAATAGTTGGCTACACCATGCATATGGCACACCTGATGATGAGCTACACCAAGCAATAGGCTCTAACTGGATAAAAGGATTGGTCAAACGAGTAATGCGTCCAGGTTGTATATTTGATGAAGTCATAGCCCTTGAAAGCCCCCAAGGTTGGCGCAAAAGTACGTCTATAAGAGAGCTAGGTACACCGTGGCATGTAGAGACTACCCATTCGCTAGATGATAAAGACTTCTATATGCAAGTATCGCAGAATATAATCGTGGAGTTTTCAGAGGGTGATATATTTGACAGACAATCAGTAAAGAAACTAAAGGCTGAAATAACAAAAACAGAAGACCAATTTCGACCACCATATGAAAGAGGCATGTTGAAGTTCAAGCGCTCTTGTGTCTTCGCTGTAACTACTAACAAGCTAGAATTAAAAGATGATACAGGTAATAGACGATGGTTACCTGTACAACTTGAAAAATCTGCTGATATAGATTGGATAAAAGAGAATAGAGATCAACTGTTCGCAGAAGCATACCACAGAGTAATAATTATCGGTGAAACTACTCACGAATATCCGAAAGAGTCGTTAGAGAATTTGCAGTCATCACGAGGTGAATATAGCGACTATGATGAAAAGATAATGATGTGGTATGTAAAATTAGACGATGATAAAAGAAGAGATGAGGGTATAACGCTGCACGAAGCATGCGATGTTATATTCGCCCATTTAAACAAAATATCTAAACTAGAGGAATTACAAGTATCGAGTATATTACGAAGAATATTATTCCTCGATAATAGGAGTAAGAAAATAAACGGTGCGACACTAAGAAGATGGTTGCCAACAGAAAAGACAGAACAACTGATTAAGGACATTATTAAAAGCACTGATATAGATAATTTTTAAAGATATGAGAACATTTTACGAATGGTTAATAAAACAAGATTATAGAAAAGATGCAGTTGGTGATTTGGCTAACGAATTATTAGATAATGTTTTCTTGCCAGATAAGAAAACAAAGAATACGTTGTTGTCGCATTATTCACTAAATGTCGACAGTGATATATATATGACAACATTAAAAATAGCATGGATTGAATACAAGAATTATAGGAATAACTTGAAATAATATGCAATTATTCCCACACCAAGAAAAATTCTTAAAGAATTATAATGGCGCTAACTTATTGGCACACGAGGCTGGAACTGGCAAAACTATTTGCGCTTGTCTATGGCTTAAGGATGGCAAGGATGGTAACGCCCTCACCATCTGCCCCAAGCAAGTAAAAAAGAAGTGGGAAGAGGAGTTAATAAAATGGGGAGCGAAATCTACTGTCGTTTCAAAAGAGGAATTCAAGAAAATGGAACATACCCAGTGGACGGCAATAGTTATGGATGAAGCCGACTGTCTAGCTTCCCCTTTATTTACAAGTAATAGAAGCGCATTGTCGGAACATATGTATTACCTGTTAAAAGAATATCCGACAGAGACGCTACTTCTAACGGCTACACCTATCCGCTCAACACCGTATAATTTACATACCTTATTGGTATTTGCGGGACACTTCATACCCTTTAAAAAATGGCGTGATTATTTCTTTGTTTTAGAAAAGAGACCATATAATCCACGCCAAGCATATTATCCTGTGTCTGATTGGCGAAAGAAGATACGTCCCGTACTAGAGAAATATTCAGACATTGTTTTATTAAAGGACTGTGTGGATTATGTACCACCGGCTACAGAAGAAAAACATATTAAAAAGATAAAGAAGACTGATGATTTTGAAAACTTTTTTGATGAACATCGTTTTGAACAAAAAGACAAGATAAAGGATATAAAGGACATAGGGAAAGGATATAGAAAAGTTTTAGTAGTTGCGTACTATGTGGAGCAAGTAGAGGAATTATATAAGCAACTTTCTAAAGAGCGAGAATGTTTTATGTTACATGGTGGAGTAAAAAATCAAGAGGAGTTAATACAAAGAGCGCAGGAGTCAGATGAATGTTATATAATAATCCAAGCGAGTATCGGTGCTGGATTTGATTTAGATACTTTTAGTTGTGCGGTATTCGCAAGTATGTCCTATGCAGTGCGGGATTACGTTCAAATGAAAGCTAGGATTAGAAGAATAAAAAACCTTCACCCCGTATCGTATCATTATATATTACACGGTCGTTGCGATATGGCGGTATTACAAACAATAAATAAAGGAAAAGATTTTATTCCATCAGAATGGCGATATGACACTCCCACCACTACCTAAAAAACTAAACAAACGTGAGGCTAATTGGACGACATCTTTTTTAAAGAAATGGGTTCTTGAGGAGTCTACACTCCCTAGTGGTCCGATTGAGGTAAAGCAAACAACTATAAACAATATTCCTTTCAGGGTCGTAACCCAGCTCAATGATTTATTACAATGTATGTCCGCTAAAGGTTTTTGGTACAAGCACCCCGATACTGGTATGGCTAATAAGTTCGATGTTACCTTTTATCGTAACTCACCAGCGTGGATCATAATAAAATACCCAAAAGGTTTTGTTGTTATAAGCGCCTCTGCTATGAAGTGGGAAATGGAGAATAGTAAAAGGAAGAGTTTAACTTGGGAGAGGGCTAAAGATATTTCTACAATAACGAGCTAATGGGGAGGAAGTCGGATTGACATTCGCTTCGTCCCCCATTAACTCGTTAAAATGTTGTTTAGTCATTAACGGACTGAGTCCTCATACCTGCCATTATCAGAAAATACTTTTTCTAATCAAGTATGAGAACCCAGCCAATTAAGGCATGGTTGTTTTAATTAGAAAGCAATTTCATTTTCCGATATTACAGGGTCTGTGCTACCTCCACCTGCAAAGTCAAGTTCGTCTAATTCCTTTACAGTAGGATTATCTGAGTTCTCAATTTTTTGAACTCCGAAAAAACCTAAAATCTTTGTTGCACTAAATCCTTTTGTTGCACTTTCTTTTAATTCCACAAGCTCGATTGTTAGAGGATCTCCTATGTGCATATTATCTGTCTTGTTTAAAATAAAAGGCAGTCTCTTAACCCCTACGTTAATAAGGACTCCATCAAGTTGCTCCAAAGTAATCCCTCGTTGCGCTTGGTACTGCCCATCTTCTGCACGATAGAATGCATCTCTGATATGCCCCTGTACTTTATCTCCTATCTTTTCTAACTTTGCCCAGTTAGTCCAAGCTAAGTCTCTTGGCTTTACTAGGTTATCCTCTTTATAATTATCGAAATCATTTTTTGCGTTATCCATATTGTCTTTTGCGTTATCGTAACTCTAATTGGTTACTTACCCCCATGTTACCACTTGCGCATACTCTATGCAATATGATACTGTGGATAAT